TCTCGAACTTATGAAGTTATTGATGAAGCATCAATGACCAATAATCTTAGTGCAAAGACTGCTGCCATTAAACTTGTTATGGACATTGAGTCTAAGCGCATTGATATGCTTCAGAAGGCGGGGCTACTTGAAAATAAAGAACTTGCTGAAGAGATGATAGAAATTGAGCGCCGTCAAGAAGTCCTTGTTTCAATACTAAAAGATATTGCATCCGAGTATCCGCAAGTTCGTGACGAGATAATGCGTAGACTCTCTTCGTTTGCAAAAGACAACGAGGTGATTACGGTTGTCCACGATATTTAATGATTTCCTTGAAGTTCTTAAAGATAATAATTTTCAAGAAACTCCAGTAGACGCAAAAACATTTGTTGAGGGTGAGGCCTACCTAGGTCAGCCTGGACTGTCTGATATTCAGTACGACATTGTTGAAGCAATGAGTCAAATATATCGCAAAGAAGATCTCATAGAAATAATGGGAGAAGAAAAAGGCACAAGGTATTTTGAAAAATACACAAAGAACGAAATCATCTTGCAACTTGGAAAGGGATCTGGAAAAGACTTCGTATCTACAGTAGCCTGTGCATATATTGTATACAAACTATTGTGTTTGAAGGACCCAGCAAAGTATTTTGGTAAGCCATCTGGAGATGCTATTGACCTAATCAATGTGGCCATTAACGCACAGCAGGCTAAGAATGTTTTCTTTAAAGGTTTTAAAAGTAAGATTGAAAGATCCCCGTGGTTTGCTGGAAAGTTTTATGCTAAAGCGGACTCAGTTGAGTTTGATAAGTCTATAACCGTTTACTCTGGCCACTCAGAAAGAGAATCTCATGAGGGGTTAAACCTTCTTCTTGCGGTGCTTGATGAGATTTCTGGTTTTGCATCTGAAGTTGGAACAGGTAACGAACAAGGAAAGACTGCTGAGAATATCTACAAGGCCTTCCGTGGATCAGTTGACTCTCGTTTTCCAGACCTTGGCAAAGTTGTTTTGCTTTCATTCCCAAGATACCCAGGAGATTATATCTCAGAGAAGTACGATGCAGTCATTGCTGAGAAAGAGGTAGTTGAAAGAACTCACGAGTTTATTATTAATCCATTACTTCCTGATACAGACCCAGACAATAAGTTTGAAATTTCCTGGGATGAAGATCACATCATCTCATACAAGTACCCAGGAGTATTTGCACTAAAGAGACCGACATGGGAAGTAAACCCAACAAGACAGATTGATGATTTTAAGATTGCTTTTATGACTGACCTTGGAGATGCAATGATGCGCTTTACATGCGTACCAACTTTTGCTTCTGATGCATTTTTTAAGCAGCAGGAAAAGGTAAGAGCCTGCATGACACTTAGAAACCCTGTGGATAACTTTAGAAGGTTTGATGAAGCATTCAAACCAGATCCAACAAAGAAATATTATGTACACGCCGACCTTGCACAGAAGCACGATAAGTGTGCAGTTGCTATTGCCCATGTAGAAAAATGGGTAAACATACAAGTCATCAATAACTATGAACAGGTAGCACCAATTGTAGTAGTAGATGCAGTAGCATGGTGGGAACCAAAGGTAGAAGGCCCAGTTAATCTTTCAGAAGTTAAGCAATGGATTCAGAACCTTAGAAGAATAGGGTTTGATATTGGAATGGTTTCATTTGATCGTTGGCAATCCTTTGATATTCAAAATGAATTAAAGCAGGTTGGAATGAAAACTGATACTGTTTCTGTTGCCAAGAAACACTATGAGGATATGGCTATGCTTGTATATGAGGAAAGACTTGCAATGCCAGCAATTGATTTATTATTTGAAGAACTAACCCAGTTAAAGATCATGAAAAATGATAGAGTTGACCACCCCCGCAAAAAGTCAAAAGACTTGGCTGATGCTGTGTGTGGAGCAATATTTGGGGCAATATCACATACCCCAAAAAATATGGATACAGATGTAGAGGTTCACACATTTAGGGATAGGCCTAAGCAGTTTGACGAACTACCTGACAATGTGATACACTATAAACCTAGCCAAATAGAAGACATAAAGGACTATTTGGATGGACTAAAAACACTATAATAGAAAAGGAATAAAATGAATTCATTTAAGAAAATCTCAATTGCTACTGCTGCAGCCCTAGCAATCGTTGGACTTTCTGTAGCACCTTCTTCGGCAGCACCACTTGCCGTTACAGTTGCAACAGTAACTAACGCAACAACAAGCGCAGCCCCTGCAACAGTTGCAGTTCCATCTGCAAACCAGATCACATCTGGTACATCTGTAGCACTTGCTGCAACAGCAGACACAGGAACAATCGTTTCTTTTGCTGCTTCATCAACAGTTAAGTTGGTAGCAGCGCTACATACAACAAACACACCAGTGACAGTTGCTTCAGGAGTTTCAACTCTTTCAGTAACATCTGCAGGCGTAGCGGTTACAGTTTATGCATATACAACTACAACAGCAGTTGGTTCAGTAACCATTACAAATGGTGCTTACTCAACAATTGTATACCTTAAGGGAACAGCAGGCGCAGCATCTAATGTTGCAGTTTCAGTTCCTTCAGCAACAGCAGTTGGAACAATTCCAACAATCACAGTTTCAGCAACAGATGTTTTTGGAAACTTAATTGCAACAGGCGAGACCATTACTGCTACAGTAATTGGATCTACATTTGCTGACGGTTCATCTACAAAGACTCTAGTTACTACAACAACAGCAGAAGGTGCAGCAGATACAACTCTAGTAGTTGGATCAAAGACTGCAGCACTTGCTACAGCAGTAGCAGGAACAGTTCAGGTTGTTGTTACAGGAGTTGCATCAGCAGCAACAGTAACTGGTCTTACAGCGCCTATCAAGGCTGCGACAGCATCATTTGTTGTTTCAGATCTTAATGGTACTATTGCTTCACTAACTGCACAACTTGCAGCAGAAAAGGCTGGTCGTGCACTTGATGCACAGGCAGCAGCCAACGCTGCAGCAACAGCAAAGGCATCAGCAGATGCAGCACTTGTAACAGTCAAGGCAGCACTTGCTAAGTCAGAGGCGGATGCAGTTACTGCAAAGGTAGCAGCAGATAAAGCACTTGCAGATGCAAAGGCTGCATCAACAGTAGCAGCAGATCTTGCTAAGGCTACATACAAAGCAGAATACAATGCACTTGCAACTAAGTGGAACAAGAAGTTCCCTAAGTTAAAGGTTGCACTAAAGAAATAACTTAAACCAACAACTAAGGGGGTTAGCCAAGCGCTAGCCCTCTTTTTTGTTTAATAAAATGGTATAATCATCCTAACAGACATAGTCTGTCTAAGGGGGAAGAGGTATTAAAAAATTATTAAGATTAGCACTGGTTTTATCCCTTGCTCTATTTCCCCTGCTTTTAATAATTGACAAAGCCCACGCAGCAGAAGGTTTGACTGCTCAGGTTTATAATGTGCTGGGACAGAATGCTGCCCCTTATATACCCCAAGGAGCCTCTCCAGTCGTCACTACTAATGTATCCAATATTAACTTTCAGTGGGGTCTTGGCAGCGTTTTAGGTGGACCATCAGAAGATGTTATTGTTCGTTTTACGGGATCGATTAGAAGCGATTCTACTCAAGATATATCATTTTTAGCAACAGCAGATGATGGTACAAGGCTATATATTGATGGAGTCTTAGTGGCAGATGACTGGGTAGACAAAGGTGGTGGAGGAACTACAACTGCCCCAATAGCCTTTACAGCAGGAGTACCTAAAACCATAGAATTAATGTACTATGAAAATGGCGGGGGAGCAAATGTAAAACTTTACTGGAATCAATCTGGATCTATGGAAATTATTCCAGCAGAAGCCTTTACATCTCAAGCAGCACCAGTAGTAAAAACAATAGGACCTCCAAGAAATTTAACTATATCTAGCAATGAGACATCAACAGTATTGGTCTGGGAAGCACCAGACACTGGAAACACTCAACCAGAAAGATATGCAATTAGTTTTAATTGTACTGGATGTAATGGTTGGGGAATTGCTACTGGAAATGTTGGCGGACCAAACTCTTTAAATACAACAATTACAATTGACCATTCCTTGCTAGATGGTCTTATGCCAGCAGGAACAGTATGGTCATTTCATATTAGATCAGATAATGATACCTTCTCCCTTTACTCTACAAATTCAAATGTTGTTACTGGTTCTACATATATAGCACCTGCTCCAGAGCCTTCCCCTACTCCGACTCCTAGTCCCTCTGAAACAGCAACCGTAACAACACCAACACCTGAAACATCAACTGTTACAACGCCTACACCTGAAACAACAACAGTCACAACCCCTAGCGAAACAACAACTGTAACAACACCAGCGGTTCCAACAGGACCAGTTACAGTAGCACCTACTGGACCAACTGAAGCAGAAATTGCAGCACAAGTTGCAGCCCAAGCAGCAGCACAACAAGCAGAAGCAGCAAGAATACAAGCAGAAACAGCAGCATTAATTGCACAGCAAGCAGCAGCAGCACGAGCAGAAGCAGAAAGAATTGCAGCACTTCAAGCAGCGCAAGAAGCAGAAAGAATTAAGGCAGAAGCAGAAGCAAAGGCAGAGGCTGAACGCATAGAGGCGGAGATTGAGGCAGCAAGAATTCAAGCAGAGATAGAGGCCAAGGCAGAAGAAGATCGCATCGCAGCAGAAATTAAAGCAGCAGAAGAAAAAGCAGAAGCAGAGGCTAAGGCAGAGGCTGATCGTATAGAAGCAGAGCGTATTGCAGAAGAAGAAAGAGCGATTGCCGAAGCAGAAGCAGAGGCTGAGCGTATAGCAGCAGAAGAAAAAGCAATTGCAGAAGCAAAGAAAGAAGCAGAGGCTAAAGCACTTGCAGAAGAAGAAAAAATTGCAGAAGAGTTAGAGGCAATTAAAGAAGAAGAAGAAAAGGCTGTTGAAGAGATAAAGAAGGCCGTAGAGTCTGGAGAAGAATTAACTGAAGAGCAAAAGGATGTTGTAGTAGCGGCATTAATAGAAAACTTGGCTCCAGGAGAATCAGTTTCAGTGGCAGAAGTTTTAGCAGCGGGAGTTGAACTTAAAGACTTACCACCAGATACACCAATTGAAGTTAGAACATCAGAGTCTGGAGAAGTCCTAGTTATTACTGCTGAGGTGGCAGCAAACATTGAACTAGTTACAGATCCAGGAGCATTAGTAGAGGCAATATTTACAGATCCACAGGCAGCACTTGCTGCTATTGGAAGTATAGGTGCTGACATGACAGATGAAGAAAGAACAGAAGCAACCGAAATGGTTGTAGCAACAGTTGTCGCAACAGGTGCAGCATTAAATGCTGTAGGTGCTGCAGCAGGAACTACTGGAGGATCCGCAGGAAGTAATTCTGGAGGATCAGGTGGTGGAGGAGCCTCTGGCGATTCCAAGGGAATAAGGAGAAGAAGACCATGATAAAGAAAATAATCAAAGATATGATAGATCAACTTTGGACACTTCTAGGTATGTTTATTGCCTGGGTAGTCCTAGATGGTTCTGCAAAAACAGTAGTAGGATATGCAATTGTTTGTACATTAATTGCGTGGGGAATTACCTACCCAATTAGAAATAAGGAATGGGATGATGAATAATGGCAAATAAAAAAATAGTAGAACCCCCAAAAAAAGAGCACCCACAAAAAGCAATAACAAATATTCTAATGAGAATTCTTGCGGTATTTGCAGCATCAGGACTATCAGTTCTAGGAGCAGGAGCAGTAGTAGGAATTGATACTATGCAGGCAGTATTCTTAGCAGGACTATTAGGCGTAGCAACAGTCGTTGAAAGGCTGGCTAGGGCTTTTTTGGACGATGGAAAACTCACATTGGCAGAGATCAATGATGCGTTTAAAACGGTAGATAAAAAGGCTAATTAGTCATTATTGACGGTAGTTGACAGCCCTCTCTGGGCAATGGTATACTTAAGTATCACCTATCTGGAGAGGGCTTTTGCCATGACTTGTATTGCTGTAGTAAAACATGAAGATAAAATCTACATGGCTGGAGATCGTGGAGCATCAGATGATGGTACTATTCTAGCACTCGCTGCCCCAAAAGTTTGGAAGATAGGTCCATACTTAATTGGATATGCAGGAGCAATGGACGGAGAAAGAATCCGCTATAACTTTAAGCCAACACCACCAAACATTAAAGACACAGATAAGTTTATGCAAACAAGGTTTGTCAAAGAACTGCGTGAATTTTACAATGAGTTTTGGGTTGATACATCTAAAGATGGAGATCTTGGTTTGATAATTGCTGTTCGTGGAGAAATCTATGAGCATAGTTCTGCAGATATGTCTTTATCTAAATACACACTTCCATACCTTGCAATGGGTTCTGGAGCAGAGTATGCTTATGGAGTTTTATATGCAACAGATAAGCAAAAAAATGCCAGAAACAGAGTAATGCAAGCAGTAAATGCTGCAATAAGATTTAACCCATCTTGTATGGGTCCAGTTGACATCGTTAGTCTTTAAAGGTATACTTATTATATGAATCATTCACACGATGACTTGTCGCCTGAAGAGCAAGAGTTTGGTATCTGGCTTGAAAACGGTATTGAAAGAGGTTGGGTTACACCACCATACTGCAATACACATGATGGCGGATATGAATATATGAGTGAAGAAGAAAGTGAAGAGTGGGACCAAGGTGGGGACCCATGTTGTCATGTCATCAGATTGATGATATCTTAAACAAGAAAAGGAACACAATGAAAAAAGTACTACTATCAATTTTAGCAGCAACACTTATGCTAACAATAACACAGCCAGCACAAGCACAAGATGAAAAAGTTTTAGCAATTATTGATTCTGCTATTAACTCAAACAATTTTCCATCAATTATTCATGAGGTTTGCTTTACAACAGTAAAGTCAGCAAATCCTGCTGTAGACATGTCTTGTCCTAATAAAGAACTATTTATGGAAGGAAAAGGCTCAGCCTCTGCCACATGGCCACTAAAAAAGAACAGCAAAGACTTTGATCTTAATAATGCAACCTTCCATGGAGATACAATGGTTAAGGCTGCACTTACAGTTAATCCAAATCTTAAAATTGTTTTTATTAGGTTTAATGATGTAACAAGTCTCGGCAATTCACGAGGAGATGCTAAGGCTCTTGCTCTTGCAATTGACTGGGTATCAAAGAATGCATCAAAGTATAGTATTGATGCGCTCTCAATTAGTCAATCTTCAGTGAGTGCAGGAAATCTTTCACAATGCTCAGCAGACACAGTTACTATTAATGCTGTGGCATCTTTAAATACAAACAATATTCCAGTATTTGTTGCAACAGGAAATGATCGACGACGAGATGTTGTAGGATTTCCTGCTTGCGTAAGCGGAGCAATTGGAGTTGGAGCACTTGGGAATGAAACTCAACTAGAGGCAGCAACAAATACAGGTCCTGGACTTGATATGGTAGCACCTGGAAAAGTAAGCATTACTAAGTATAATGGATCACCAACAAATACTGCTGGAAGTTCTGTGGCAACTGTAGTATCAGCAGCATCTTATGTAAATAGAAATACATTTAGTAAATTCAGTGACTACCTAACATCTCTTACAAAGATTTTAATTGGTACTTCATCATATATTCGTAACTAATAAATAGTCCTGGGTATGACTAAAACTGCCTACTTTGCCCTATAACTCAGTTGGTAGAGTGCCGAACTGTTAATTCGGATGTCCCTGGATCGAGGCCAGGTGGGGCAGCGATCTAGTGTATAATGATTACATCAAAGTAAAACAACAAAGGAGATAGACAGTGTTAAATTCAAATATGCCAACACCAAGGCCTTATAAAGAACATAAGTTTTTTGAAAGATATCTAGACAATGATTTAGAAGAGTTGTCAAAATTTTTAGAAAAAAAGTATGCGTTGATTGAAAATGCGACCTTGCCTGGCGTAACCTCAATGGAAAAAGATAAGGGAATTTTCTTAGAGTCTGGAAGTCTATCAACGGTTAAATGGAAAGAATATAATGTGTTTCAGTTTTACCATGCATCTTTACACAAACTACACAAAGCAATATCCGACACGGTTAAAGAAGCATGTGAGTACTATGAAGTAGATTTTGACAAACAAGACTACTATATCCAAGGCTGGTTTAACATTAATAGAGCAGAAGTAGGAAAGTTAGATTACCACGATCACGGAACTCCAGGCGCTCCAAACTTTCATGGCTACTATTGTGTAAATGCAGAACCATCAATAACTCATTACAAACTATTTAATGATCCTTCACGAATTGTTGACAATGTAAATAAAAACAACAGACTGGTAGTTTCAGAAGTAGGACATCCACATGCTATGGGCGATTGGGATTGGTCTGGACCAAGAATTACTATTGCGTATGATGTTCAGCCTTTAGAGGTGTTGATTTCTGCAGGAAATACTATACCAGAACAGCACTGGTTTCCATTACTATAGTATGAAAATAATAATAAAAAAAATTAAAGCATATTTTTTATTGAGGAAGATAAGAAAAAATGGCAATCAGGATAGGTATATATACTAAGGATAAAATGTGATAATCCTTGGACTTAATGAAACATCTCACGATGCCTCTGTATCTTTAATTGAAGATGGAAAAATATTATTTGCAGGGCATGCAGAAAGATATAGCAAACAAAAAAATGACTGGTATGTGAATGATAGTTTAATAAAAGATGCCTTACAGTATGGTACACCAGATCACATAGCCTACTATGAAAAGCCCCTTCTAAAGGCCTCCAGGCTGGCTTTAAGGGGTGGGTCTGGAGACTGGAAGCCAAGGTTTGATATCCCTGGAGTTCCAAGAAAATCTTTTAGTCATCACTATTCCCACGCAGCAGCAGGATACTACACAAGTTCATTTAATGATGCTGTGATAGTTGTGCTAGACGCCATGGGGGAATACAATACCTCAACAATTTGGGTCGGTGAAGGTAATAAAATTAAATTAAGGTATAAGCAAAATTATCCTGTTAGTTTTGGATTATTTTATTCAGCCTTTACCCAGTTAATTGGACTTATGCCAAACCAAGAAGAATATATTATGATGGGTATGGCAGCATACGGTGATTGGACAAAGCATTACAAAAAAGTTAATGAATATTTTCCTTCACACAATAGTCAGAAATATAACTTTCATAAAGGTATTACAGACTGGGGCTGGGTTTCAGAAGAAGATAAATTTGATATAGCAGCAGCAGTTCAAATGGTGTATGAGCAAAGATTAAATGATTTTATGCGTATGGCAAAAGAAATTACTGGAAAAAACAACTTGGTATTTATGGGTGGGTGTGCACTTAACTCATCAGCCAATACCCTGCTATGGAATATCTTTGATATGATCTGGATTATGCCAAACCCTGGAGACGCTGGTAGTTCTTTAGGAGCAGCAGCAGCACTGTATGGTAAACATCTCGACTGGGAGAGTCCTTATCTCGGCTATGACCTTGGCGGAAAATATCCTATTCAGAAAATTGTTGACGGGATATTAAAAGATGGAATCGTAGCAGTAGCAACAGGTAAAGCAGAATATGGTCCAAGAGCATTGGGCAATCGAAGCATACTTGCCGATCCAAGAGATCCACTTATCAAAGACAAAGTTAACCTAATTAAACAAAGAGAATTGTTTAGGCCATTTGCTCCTGTAGTTTTAGCAGGCCACGCACACAAATGGTTTGATATGGATTTTGAAAGTCCTTATATGCAGTACACGGTTAAATGCCTACAGCCTAACAAGATACCCTCTGTAGTTCACGCAGATGGCACCTCAAGAGTTCAAACAGTTACAAGAGAACAGCACCCAGGGCTCTATAGAGTTTTAAACAAATTTTATTTACAAACTGGGGTACCAATACTTCTCAACACTAGTTTAAATATTAAGGGTCAGCCATTGTTAAATGATGAAAATGATATTATTAAATGGGAAAAAGAGTATAACTTTACAATATGTAGGTAAACTGGTATAATAGATATGTCCTTAAAGGAGGAATAACATGGCAGCAAAAGGTAGTCTAGAAGCAATCATTGAGGTTGCAAAAAAAGAAGTGGGCACAATAGAAGGCCCTAAAGATAATGAAACAAAATACGGTAAGTGGACTGGAATGAATTTTCAACCATGGTGCCAGTCATTTGTTTCTTGGTGTGCATTTACATCAGGTCTAGATCCAAAGAAGTATCCAAAGTCTGCAGCAACCATTGCTGCATCGGATTGGTTTAAGAAGAATGATCGTTGGTCAGATGCTCGTAACGATGATCCACAAGCAGGAGACTGGATCTATTTTGATTTCCCAGATGATGGCGTAAATCGTATTTCACATGTTGGCCTGTGTGTTAAGAATAATGGCGATGGAACTATCCAAGTTATCGAAGGCAACACTTCAGGAACTGCAAAGGGAGATCAGCGCAACGGAGGAATGTGCGTAGAGAAGACCCGTGGCTATGTAAAGAATAACAAGAAGAAGTTGATCAATGCTGTAGTTGGTTGGGGCCGTCCAGTATATTCTGGTGAGGAAAACGCTCCCTTAGTAAGCAAAGTTGCAACTCCAGTAGTTGCTGCACCTTCTGTTAAACCAGTAGTCAAGAAGCCAATAGTCAAGAAGGCTAAGTAAATGGAGTCAACAAAAAGAACATTGCTAAAGACAGCAAGTTGGGAAACATTCCATCTTGTTGGTGTTGCTGGTGTAATCTATTTGTTTACTGGTGAATGGGAGTATGCAAGTCTAGGTGCGCTTATTTATATTGGATGGGAAGCGCTAGGATATTTTCTACACGAAAGAGTCTGGGCTAAATTTGGAAACAGGGTAAAGTGATGAGGATTAAGATAATTAGGTTTGTTGTCAAGGCATTGGGATATGAATGGGGTGGAGACGCCCTTAAAGCACCAGTCTGGACAGTAAAGGCAAAGAAGAAGTAGACAATGGCATTGTACGAATATGACTGTATGCCATGTGCACAAAGATATACCAAGGAAAGATCTATCAAAGATGACGACCCTGGCTATAAATGTGATGCTTGCAACACTTCTTTAGTTCGTGTTTACTCTAATGTTGGTGCAGTCTTTAACGGTAGTGGATTTTATTCTACAGATAATAGGAAAAAATGATAACAAAAATACCAGAAGGACAAATATGTCAAGCATTTGACCCAAGAATGATTATGACTGACGAGGTGCTACGTAACCATAATGCTACTGTTCAGCCTAATACATCTTGCGTAGCACCAGCATATGTTTATTTAGAGGGAAAGCATGGCAAAAGGTTTCTTTGTGATACACACTACTACTATGAACTATATCTAAATAGCCAATCTTATTCAAAACCAAATCATAAAGAAATTCATCATTTTATAATAGATGAAACAGAAAGAGTTAAAGAAACTTTTGCAAAAAATGTAACAAGCACAGAAACGCTTGGGCATGAGTGTTGTTTAACTAATTACTACAATGGTGGTATAGGGTGTACTGCTGATGCTTTGGTAAAACTTAATGTCATGAGAATTCCTTTTGGTAAAGTAAATTTTATCTCAACTTTAGATCCAGACAATATTTCAAAAGATATGTTTTATTGTAATTTTCATTTCAGAAGAACTTATTACAGATACATTAATAACGGCGTTGTGTTTGAAAAATATTTTAAAGTATTAGATGAAAGATACAGAATGACAATGACTCTTGCTGAAGAAGCCTCAAGACTAACCTATCTGTAGCATATTCTTGACATACTGTTCTTATTAGTATATAATTGAATATATTACAAACAATACAAGAAGTAGGGGTATACTATGAAGACTATGATTGAGACACAGGAAGAAGTAAAAGATTGGGCATTAAATGCTACAGACAGATGCGATTCCTGTGCTGCTGAAGCCCTAGTTCAGATAAACGGACTTAATGGGAGCCTTATGTTTTGTGGTCATCACTACAATAAGATCATGGCAACACCAGAGGGATATAAGAGCATGATGTCTTTTATGATTAGCATAATCGATGAGCGAGAAAAACTTGTTGAAAACAAAGCAAAGGGGAAAGATTACTAATGTATGAATATTATGTAAGAAAAGTAGAGAATGTAGTAGATGGAGATACCATTGATGTCCTTATTGATTTAGGGTTTGATATCCTATTTGCATCTCGTGTTAGACTGGCTGGTATTGATACTCCAGAGTCTCGCACAAAGGATCTTGCAGAGAAGGCTCTTGGTCTTGAAGCCAAGGAGTACTTAAAGAAGTCCCTAAAGGATGCTAAGTCTGTTGTAATCAAGACTGAGAAGATGGACTCATCTGAAAAGTATGGTCGCATTTTAGGCTGGGTATATGTAGATGGAAACACAGTATCACTTAATGACATGATGATCAATGATGGTTATGCATGGGGATACCTTGGAGATACCAAGGTTAAAGATTTTGCCTTACTTGCAAAGGTTAGAAAGAAGTCTGGTAAGTGAGCGATGAATTTGACATTGTTGACAACCTAATCCTTAACGGAGGATTAGAATTTGCAGGCAAAGATTCTGAGACTGGAGAGGCTTTATACAAGCCTACAGACAAACTCAAAGATATTGATGCCAGGCTTAGTGAAGACCTGTCTGCATATTTTTCAGAAGTAACCTTAAAACTTTGGGAAAAAGGTTTTCTGAATATGGATGTAACAGACAAAGATCCATTAGTAAAACTAGGACCAAAAGGTTTTGATGCTGTGGCTATAAAGTCTTTACCAAAAGATGAAAGAGTGGTTATTGAAGAAATAGTTAAGGCTCTTTTTAACAAAAACTGATATACTGGGTACCTAGGAGTATTTATGAATAACATTTATGGTGCTATTGGAATAACAGTAACTATGCTTTTGCTTTTTTATATATTTATATTGAAAAATAATATAAAGAATAATAAACAGCCTATAATTAGTCAGTCTATGCTTCAACATAGATATAGCAATAGAAAAAATAATTCTAGGAGAATAAAGTCTAGAACTCAGTCAAAACTTCATTATGATAAAAGCAACATAAAAGTTATTATTCTTGACAATAATGCATATTGGATCAAAGATAATATTTTTTATAAAGCCCCTTTAGTTAATGAATTAATTGATAAAGAGTCAGCAGAGCAAGTTGACACAATACACATGGATAAGGTACAATTAGACAAGATGTTATTTATAATGGATAAACTAAGAGAAGGGATTGAGGATGATAGTAGGAGTTCAAGGGACGAGTAGTTTTGATAACTACCAGGTCTTTCTCAGATCTATGGCCGTTGCCCTTTCTGAGTTGCTAGAAGGCGACAAAGACTTTCATATATATTCCGCAGGACCAAATAATATTAATATGATGTCGATGGAGTTTGCAAATCTATCTGAAAAAGGTATGAAGTCAAGAGGAAAAAGCATTAAGTTTTTTAAAGTTTCTCCTCAGTGGCTAGAAGAAAATATATCTGAAATAAATCACTTTGCTTTTTTGTCTAATCCAAAAGAGCCAGTATCTAAGATTGTTCATGTATCAAAACTAAATAACATAAATACAAATGTGTATAACTTTTAAATAAGTTATACGCCAATCCTGTGCTTTTGCACACAAACAGAACGGAAAGATTATGAAACTAATTAATTCTTTAGAGACTATGGAATCAATAGTCAACAAGAACAGACAACTATCTTGGGATGGATGGACAGTCGTTGAAACATTTCCATCAGAGAAGGCATACTTTTCAAAGTTTGGTATTTATAAAAACAATAAATGGCAAATGAAAAAAGAGTTTGTTCCTTCTAAACTAGGTTGGGAAATTCCTGATAAGTATGTGATCTAAATGAATAGGTTTAAATGGAAAGACGACGCTGTTTGTTTAAATTATGACACAAATCTATTTTTTGAAAAATATGAAGATGATGAACTTCTAAGGCCAGCAATAGACTCTTTATGTTCTTCCTGTCCAGTAAGAAAAGAATGTTTTTCTGTTGGAATTTCAGGTAAAGAATGGGGCGTATGGGGCGGGGTATACTTAGAAAATGGAGAGATATCAAAAGAGTTCTCTAGCCACAAGAATAAAAATGACTGGGGAATGACATGGCAATCATTAACAATGGAGTAATATGTATACAGATGCAATGAAACGAGCATTTAGATCACTTGATGCTCCTAAAAATTTTTCTTTAGATATTATAGACAATGATAACTTTATAACAGTAAAAGCAAAAGAAAAAGATTTTATGTCTTTAGAAACTGTAGAACTAAAAAGGCAGGCAATTGAGTATATGATCCGTGTCAAGAAAGCACTAGAAGACAATGGAGCAATAGTTCTTCTCGTTAGAGAGGGTGGGAAAGAACTATGATCCAGCCAATATTATTAGTTATTTTATCAATCACATCTACAACTTTGGGGTTTCTTTTTTACATTCAGAGAAAAAGAAATATTAAAATTCTTGCTCAAACTTTAGAGTTCTTTATGCTACAAGGGCAAATAGAACAGGCATCAAAAACAGAAAAAGAGCAGTCCAATGAAGATTTTTTAAAATTTATTTCAGATTCTCGTGATTGGGCATATGAATACATAGACGAAGTTCAGGCAGCACTAAGTAAATTTATTACTGATATTGAGCCAGAGGTCTTATTTTTTGATCAGTATGGAGATCTCATGAGCGCTGAGCCAAACTACAATTCTATGAAAAAAATATCAGGGGCCTATAAGGAACTAAAGAAACTATTGCCAGATGACTATGGTAAAATAGATACATGATTACAAACCCTTCTGAAAAAGATGAAATTTATTTAGCAAATGTTGAAAAAATAGGAAATTCTACAGAAAACATACAGTATGTAGAAGATGTATTGTCTAAAGAAGATCATGCAGTTCTGCTTAATTACGTAAAAAATGCTGATTCTTGGAAAGAGCAGCCTTGGCTTGCTAGAATGATTGAATCAGAAAACTTACCAAAAGAAGTTTTTGAAATACTAAACAAAACATTTGAACTTGTTTATAAAAAATCTACAGATCTTTATGATGTAGCCATTAATCCTTTTCATAAATCAGCGCTACATCTAGTTAAATTTGTAGTAGGTTTTTATTTGGTTCCACATGTAGATACTTTATCATCAGAAGGAAATCATATTGCATCAGTATATTACATTAATGATGACTACACTGGTGGAGAAATTGATTTTCCAGACCACAACTTAAAAATTAAGCCTAAGGCTAATAGTCTTATTATTTTTCCTGGTAACGAG